CATTGTCAGCAGCCTTGCTGGCACAACCAACGTCGGAACGCGCATCTACAGAAGCCGAGTGGTGCCGTTGCAGCGTGGTGAAAGTCCTGCACTGGTTGTTGAAGCGATTAGCGATACGCCTGAGCAAAACACCAGCTTGCCTACTTTGGACTGGTCGCTCACAGTGCGTGTGTCTGTGATTGTCCGAGGCGATAAGCCTGATGAAGTTGCAGACCCGATTGTTGAGAGTCTGCACAGCAAAATTATGGCTGATCTGACGCTCGGCGGTTACGCAATCGACGTGCAGCCAGGAACGACAACATTCGAGATGGTTGACGCTGATCAGCCAGCTGGTGTGATTGGTGTTGAATATCTAGTGCGTTATCGCACTAGGCTTGCTGATCTCACACAGGGACCCTGATTACAATGGAAGACGTAAACCACGGAAAGGGCGGAACTTATCTGCTCGATCCAAAAACCGGGGAAAGGAAGCTGCTTCAGCGGACTCAGCCGGCTCAACCTGACACCACTAGCACTGAGGTTGTAACCGATGGCACTGAGGACGAGTCAACGCCTTCTCCTAGCTAAGGAAGAGGTCACTTACGGCACTGACCCTACCCCGACTGGGGCAGCAAACGCGATCTTAGTTCGCAGTCTTGAAATCAGCCCTTTTCAGTCTGACGCTGTTGAGCGTGAGCTGATTCGTGGGTATATGGGCAATTACGAAGTGCTTCACGCTAACCAGCGCGTTGAGGTCACTTTTGAAGTTGAGATGGTTGGCTCTGGCGCAGCTGGCACCGCCCCTGCCTTTGGCCCGCTGCTTAAGGCTTGCGGCAACAGTGAAACAATCGTGGCCAGCACCTCGGTTACCTATGCGCCTGTGAGCAGCAGCTTTGACTCTGCCACTATCTACTTTTTCCAAGATGGCGTCCGCCAGAAAGTGACTGGCGCTCGCGGCTCGTTTTCGATCAACGCTGAGATTGGGCAAATCCCGACCATCAGCTTCACGCTAGTTGGCATCTATAACGAGCCGACAGACGTTGCAAACGCAACGCCGACGTATCAAAACCAAGCCAAGCCGGTGCTGTTCAAGAACGGCAACACCACCAGCCAGCAGCTGTTCAGCTATGCCGGCGCTGTTCAGTCGTTTAGCTTCGACCAAAGCAATCAAAGCGTTTATCGCGAGCTGGTTGGCGGCACCAAAGAAGTGTTGATTACTGATCGTCGCCCTGGTGGAAGCATTGTTCTTGAGGCTGTCACAATGGCAACCAAGAATTATTTCAGTGCCATCACCGGGACGGCCACAGGGAACAACACTTTCCAGCATGGTCAAACCGCTGGCAACATCTTCACTTTCAGCGCACCTCAAACAGATTTGTCATCTGTTAGCTACTCAGATTCTGACGGCGTACAGATGCTGAATTTTGACTACACAGCAACTCCGACGACATCTGGAAACGACGAATACTCGATCGTAATGACATAGTGCGCTAGTTTTGGGATGAATTTTTTCTTTTATGGGATTCGTCCTTAAGAAGTCCAACACCTACAAGTGGCCCGTCTCTGTCGATGTCCCTGTTGATGGGGGCAAACACGAGCGGGTCACTTTTGATGTTGAGTTCAAAGACTTGACGCAAAGCCGTCTACTGGAGATTGCTGAGCTGAGTGGTGAAGGCAATTTGTCTGATGTTGAGATTGCCCGTGAGGTGATGTCAGGTTGGGCTGGCGTTGAGGACGAGGACGGCAAAGAGCTGCCTTACAGCATCACCAAGCGTGACGAGTTGCTCGACGTGCCGATGATGGCCAGCGCGATTGCTGGCGCTTATTTGGAAAGCAAGCAAGGAGCCAAGAGAAAAAACTAGAGGAGGCCGTTGACTATTTATTCAGCGGCCCTGATGACAAGTCAGAGCTGATGGCTGATGCCAAGGCGTTTGGCTTAGCGTTGCCTGAGCCTGAAGCGCCCGAGCATTTTGAGGTGTGGCCTGATAACTGGCCTGCTGTTGAGATGTTCTTGCGCTGTCAGACGCAATGGCGCACAACCATGTCAGGCGTTTGTGGACTGGACTATTCAGCCGTTGAATGGCTGTTTAGACTGTATGGAGTCGAGGACCAGCGGGCCGTGCTTGAAGACTTGCAAGTCATGGAAGCTGCGGCGGTCAAGGTCCTGAACAAGGAGAAAGGCTGATGCAGAAATCAGTCTTCCAAATGCTGCTGGACGTTAAGACCAGGGGCGCGAACAACATCAGAAAGCTGGGCAATAGCCTGCAAGGTGCACAGGGTCAAGCCAAAAATTTGGCTTTGTCTTTTAAGAGCATGGTTGGCCCTTTGGCCGCGATTGCTGGTATTGCTGGTGGTGCTGCAATAGCGCGGGGCATATTTGGGTCAACAGCACAGCTGCAGTCACAGGCGAAATCACTTGAGGTTTTGACCGGAAGCGCAGAAACAACAGCAGAAATCCTCAAAGACATTCGCGCTTTCGGCGCTGCAACGCCATTCCAGGTAAAAGATCTAATTGATGTTACTAAAAAGCTCAAAGCATTCGGCATCGAGACTGATGACCTTGTCGAGACAACACGCCGCTTAGGCGATGTTGCAGGCGCAACAGGTGCCGACCTTGATGGCATTGCAACTGCGTTTGGTCAGATCAGGGCTAAAGGCAAGTTTGCGCAAGAAGAAAATCTTCAGCTGCTAGAGCGTGGCGTTGATCTAACGACTGAGTTGAAAAAGATGTATGGATTATCAGGCGAGGAGCTGGCCAAGGCCATGACAAAAGGCCAAATCAGTTTTGAGGCCGCAAATGTTGCTTTAAGAAGACTGACTAATGAGGGTGGCGAGTATTTCGGCGGTGCTGTTTCTCAGTCAGAAACTCTTAATGGTAAATTGTCAACCATGTTGGACGCCTTCAATAATTTAGCGATCAACGTTGGAACAGTATTAGAGCCATCCTTTAAAGCGTTTCTTGATACAGCTATTAGAGTCGTTACAATCATAAACAGCATGTTTACAGAAGAAAATATAAAAAGAGCCCAGCGGTTTATAGGCACGCTTCTCAACAATCTCCCTAATGTTTTTAATATAACTAAGGCTTTACTTAAGGTTACTGCTGCTTATGCAGGCGTGTTAGTCGGCATCACTGCTGGCAAATTCTTCACAGTCTTACTTGGCAATATGGCGCTGCTAAGAAAAGTAACTAGAGAATTGCTTAACCTTGAAAAGCTTAAGTTAGGCGTTTTAAAGGCTCAGGCAGTGATTCAAGCTGCTTTGTCAGGGGCAACAAAAGGCGGCAAGCCTTTGCTGGGATTGCTTATTGCTGGTGGTACTGGTGTTGCGGCTTTTGCCGGCTTAAATGCTTTAGTTGACAATATCGTTGACACAATTCAAAACAAATTTAACGACGCGGCTGGGAGCGTTGATCTAACGGCTTTGCTGGGCGGTGACTTAACAGTGCCACCTCTAAAACTGCTAGACGGTGGCGGTGGCGCTGATGGCAAGGGTGGCTCTGGGAAAGAGGACGATCCTGAAGCACCTGTGCAGGTTTCAGACAAAGTTCTTTCATTAACAAAGCAGCTCAACGCCGCAAAACTTGAAGGCAATGCGCTGAAAGTGGTGGATTTAGGTTATGACTTAGCACTTCAACAGCTGAAAGAAAAAGAACTAACGGGCAACAACCTTGCGCTAGAGCAAAATCAGCTGCTTACTAACTACACGCTTGAGCGGCTTGATGTTGTCATAGCAATGGGCGAGGCTTATGACGACATAAACAATAAGTTGACTAAATCACAGGAGTTGTTTGAAAACATAAAAACCACCGTTCAGGTAGGCTTGACAAATGCAATTATGGGCTTGATTGACGGTACTAAGAGTCTTGGCGAGTCTTTGTCTGGCATTCTTAATCAGCTTGGCAACATGTTCCTGCAGGCTGGCATTGGCAACTTTGCCGATTCCAAGGGTGAAGGCGGCAGCGGCTTGCTCGGCCTTTTCAAATTCGCCAATGGTGGAGTTTTTGCTAAAAACAAAATTGTTCCTTTTGCGTATGGCGGTGTTGTAAACAAGCCCACGCTGTTCCCTATGGCCAATGGAATGGGCCTTATGGGCGAAGCGGGTGCAGAAGCCGTGCTCCCCTTGCGCCGTGGCCGTGGTGGTCGCCTTGGCGTTGAGGCGTCCGGCGGCGGCGTTGGTGACATTGTTGTCAACGTAGACGCATCAAGCGCATCCGCTCAAGGGGACACGGAACAAGGCAGGCAGCTTGGCAAAGTTATTGGCATTGCCGTCAGAAGTGAAATACTGAAGCAACAGCGTCCCGGAGGCTTGCTCGCTTAATGGCTACTTTTCCGTCTATCGACCCTGATTTCGGTGCGCAAAAGCAAAATGCGCCTATTGTCCGCAAGGTTCAATTTGCTGATGGGTTTGAGCAAAGGTTGACCTTTGGTCTGCAACAAAATCCAAAAACCTGGACGTTGTCTTTCGTAAACTTGACAGAAGCTGATGCTGACACGATTGAGACGTTTTTGAATGCTCGTGCTGATGACAATGCCTCGTTTGATTGGTCGCCACCAGATGAGTCAGACACATACAAATGGGTGTGTGAGACTTGGACGAAATCGATTCCATTCCCGAACCGTGCAACGATAGAAACAACCTTTAGGGAGGTCTTTGAGCCCTAATCAGGATTGGACTAGGCTGGCCTCAAATCGTAAACTGCATTCAAAGCGTCTGACCCATGGCAATCACAACCCGTGCTGGCAAAGGCAGCGCCCTGACGCATACGGAGCTGGATACGAACTTCACGGACCTGCGCGACAGCGTTGGTTATCTGACGACCGGGCAGGGTGGAACAGTTACGCAAGGCACCTCAAAGTCAACCGGCGTAACCCTCTCAAAGAAGTGCGGCCAGATCACGATGCACAATGCTGCACTGGCTTCAGACACCACTGTGTCTTTCACGCTGACCAACACAACCATCGCAGCGACTGACGTTCTGGTGCTGAATCACGTCAGTGCAGGTACTGCAGGCTCGTACCTGCTCAACGCTCAGCCTGCTGCAGGTTCAGCCAGCATCAACGTCCGAAACATCACTGGCGGCTCTTTGTCAGAAGCCATTGTGATCGGCTTTGCTGTGGTGAAAGCAACCACTTCATAAGGTTGCCTCTTGAGGCTTTGAGGTCATGACTGCCACTCCAATCTCGGAGCTACAAAGCGCCAACCCCAGCGCAATTATTGAGCTGTTTGAGATTCAGCTAAACAAGACCCAGCATGGTGTGGACACTCTTTATCGGTTTCATGCCGGTACGAATGAGGTCAATAACGGCAATGTCATTTGGGACGGCAACTCTTACACAAGGATTCCGATTGAAGCCACTGGTTTTGAGATAACAGGTAAAGGCACTTTGCCTCGACCAAGCATAAAGGTCAGCAACTTGCTCGGGACCATTACCTCAATTATTCAGGCGTTGCCGCATGGCTTGGAGGGTGCAAAGGTTACCCGAATTCGCACCATGGCCCGGTTCCTTGATGCTGCGAACTTCGATGGGGGGACAAACCCTTACGGAACGCCGGACAGCACGCAAAAGCTTCCAGATGAAATCTATTTTGTTGATCGCCTGAAAGGCGAAAGCAGAGACGTTATTGAGTTTGAGCTGGCTAGCTCACTTGATTTGCAAGGAGTTGTCGCGCCTAAACGCCAAACAATCCAGAACGTCTGTCAATGGAAGTACAGGACTGATGGAGTTGTTTATGTTGATGCTGATTACGTTGAGAATCAAATTACTTATATCATTGATGATTACAACTATGACAAAGTTGACTGCCCCTATAAGGGTGGATTGTTTTTTAAGGCTGACGATACACCGACGCTTGTTTCATCTGAAGACCAGTGCGGTAAACGCCTGAGCAGCTGCAAAAAGCGGTTCGGCTTTGTTGAGATGACAGGCAGCGTTACCAAGGACTCAGCAGTGCTAACGATTGATTCAGGGCAAGCGGATGAGCTGGCCTTGGTTGATGTTGCTTCTGGGCCTCTTATCGCTGGCTTTGGCATCCCTGACGGCACCACCGTTTTGGCGAAAGATGCGACTACGATTACCCTTTCAGCAGCGGCTGACGGTACGCAGACTGTTATAGAGAGCGGCCAGATTACTGCAAACGGGTTAACGATTAAAATGACAAATAACCCTGTTACTCAGGGCATCAAAGCAGGAATGACAGTTTCCGGACCGTTCGTGCCATCTGGAACGGTTGTCACGGAAGTGCAGGGAAGCAAAAAGCTTGTATTCCTCTCTATTGAGAATAACCTCGAAATTTTGGAGCTTAGTTTTCCTGAAGGCTATGTTGAATACGCTGGCGATCCATATGTAGACACTGACTATGTAAGCACAGACTATTTTAACGATATTGAGGCCAATGTATATGTTGAGACAAACTACATTCTTGACTCTGTTGAGGGGACTTACACTGACAGCACTAAGAAATTAACCGTAGCAAGCACAGGCACTGCGGCCAAGAACGACATAGTTTTAGGGCCGGATATTTTGTTGAACACAAAGATCAAAACCAATCCCTCTGCTACCGAAATAACCCTGAACAAAAACCAACCGATTGAGGATGGAACGACTACATCCTTTGGCGTTTACAAAAAAGCGACAACAAATTTTGTCCCCTACACGTTTGAGGCTTCTGATGTTTACGTTGTTCGCCCTGTAGCCGGCTTGCCGTTTGGGTCGTTCCCAGGGGTCGGCAAGTTCAGATGATTTGGCGTGAAAGGGCTTTAAAACACGCCATTGCAGAGATGCCCAATGAAAGCTGTGGCCTTGTAATCCGTGAGGATGGTGTTGAACGGTATTGGCCTTGTCGCAACATATCGTCAGAGCCGGAGAAGACCTTTGTGCTTGACCCTGAGGACTGGGTAAAAGCAGAGGATATGGCAGAAGTTATAGCGGTGGTTCACAGCCATCCAACAGGGGCTCCTGATCCGAGCGATGCAGACATTCAGGCTTGTAATGCAAGCTGGCTGCCGTGGGAAATAGTGAGCCCTGAGACAGGCGAATGGGCGTCTTGCAAGCCAACTAGCGTGACACCCTTAGCAACGCACCCTTAAACTGCATCCATAGGAGGTGCCCCATGCTTCGCAGGATTCAGCTATACGGCAGCCTCGCAAAGTACATCGGCCAGCGGGTGCTCCATGCAGATGTCGCAAGTGCGGCTGAGGCTGTCAGGTATTTGGTGGCTAACTGGCCTGGGGTTCGCCAGCACATGGCTGACCGTCATTACAAAGTTGCTGTCGGCAATGACTGCATAGACCCCACTGGCCCTGACCTGCACATGGAGGCAGGCTCAGAAACCATAAAATTTATTCCGGTTGTTGCAGGGGCAATAGACTTTAAAAACATTTTTAAAATTGTTATTGGCGTCGCCTTAGTTGTTGCTGCTTTTACTATCCCTGGCTCAACTGTGATTTTGGGCACAGAGTTTTCAAAGCTTGCTTTAAGTGTTGGTCTTTTTGGTGGGGGCTTGATACTTAAAGGAACTGCCGGGTTGCTAAGCCCTACAAGTGGCGATGGACCAGGCACGGATGGAAACAAAGACACACGCAAATCATATAGTTTCAGCAACATTCAAAACGTCTCCCGCCAGGGTGTTGCAATACCTGTGGTTTATGGAGAGACTATCGTTGGTTCGGTAGTTGTCTCTGCTGGCATCGACGTTTCTAAAAAGATAAAGAAATGAGCTTAAACAACAACTCCTTCATCAAGTTTATCGACGTGCTTGGAGAAGGGGAAATCGCTGGATTCGCAACCCCTCTCAAAGCTGAGACTACCAATCTTGGCTTAATTAAAGCTGAGCAACTCAAAGACGTATTTGTTGAAAACACACCAATCGCAAGATCTGGGGCGACTTTGTTTGCAGGCACCTATGAACAAACAGATTCAAACGGGATACGCGCTGGAACGTACACGATCACTGAAGAGCTGGTAACGATAACCACTTTTAGTAACCATAATTTTCAAGAGCAAGACACCGTTGTGCTCACAGCTTCTACTGGTGATTTAGAGGATGGAGAATACTCTGTTGAAGAAAAAATTAGTAATACTAAATTTACTGTTTTGAACAAAACTGGCGAGGCATCGTCTGGCGGGCAATGTACTGCTACTGGCTTAGCTGATGAAATTACAGTCACTACGGAAACTGTTCATGGTTTTAAGGATAATCAAAAAGTTATTATTTTCCCAGGCAGTGGCGACTCAGAAACAGCTACTCTGACAATTAAAAGCGTTACCCAGACGACTTTTACAGCGGATTCGCCAAATGAAAACTTAACAAGTGGTCAAGTTGGTGTAGGCAAAAAGTCAGACTTTAACTTTAGTGAATTTGACTTAACACTTAGGACTGGTACCACCGATCAAGCATTTGTAGAAGGGTTTGACCAAATCGAGTCTGAAAGCGCTGTAAACGTCGAGGTTGAAAAGGTTAACCCTATTACGAGAACGCTGACCAACCCCAATATTGACGCCGTAAGAGTTCGCGTTCAACTTCCGGCCTTGTCGTTAGCAAAAAGCAATGGCAGCATAGTTGGCACGTCAGTAAAGCTAAGGATTGATGTGTCCGAAAATGGCGGCAGTTTTGTTCCAGCAATTACTGATAAAATTAAAGGAAAAACAAATAAACCCTATGAACGTGACTATGAAATTGACTTGAGAGGCAAAGTTTTTCCGGTATCAATTAAAGTTAACAGGTTGACAAAAAACAGTGTTAATCCAAAAGTACAGCACACTTTAATCTGGAAATCTTTTATCTCCTTGATTGACGGGCGGCTGAGGTACCCGCACACTGCCTACACCGCTATTCGTTTATCGGCAAAAGAGTTTTCCTCTATTCCCCAACGGGCTTACAGGGTCAGGGGACGCAAAGTGCGAATCCCTGACAACGCAACTGTTGACAACACAAATGGTCGGATTACCTATGACGGGGCCTGGAGCGGAACTTTCGCCACTGAACGCGCTTGGACATCAGATCCGGCCTGGTGCCTTTTTGATCTGCTTACGGATTACAGAGCGGGCTTTGGTGATCAACTTGAAACGAGTCAACTAGACAAGTTTGCGTTCTTTACCGCTTCTAAATACGCTTCAGAGCTTGTTAATGATTTTAAGGGTGGGACTGAGCCGCGTTTCTCTTGCAACTTTAATTTCAACAACCAAGAGGACGCGTATAAAGCCATCAATGATTTGTGTTCAGTTTTCCGCGCTATGCCATATTGGTCTGCCGGAACATTAGAACTGACGCAGGATTCGCCAGCAGATCCCGTATTTTTGTTTTCTCTTGCAAATGTTGGACCTGATGGGTTTATCTACAGGGCTGCAAGTCAAAAGACTAAGCCGACTGTTGCCCTTGTTAAATATCTAGACCTAGAAACACGCGATCAGGCGTATGAACAGGTTGAGGACCCTGACGCTATAAGGCGTTTTGGCATAGTCACAAAAGAGGTTGATGCTATCGCCTGCACCAGCAGGAGCCAAGCAAGGCGTGTTGGTGAATGGTTGCTCTATACCGAGAACACACAAACAGAGACGGTTGAGTTCACTACAGATATGGGAGCCGGGGCGATTGTTCGCCCAGGCGACGTCATTGAAATTAGTGATCCGGTAAGAACAAGCTCAAGACGTGCCGGACGAATCAAAAGCGCAACGACTACCGCTGTAACCGTTGATGACTTTGAGGGCTTACCTTCCTCAGGCGGTAGTTTGTCCGTGCTGTTGCCGGATGGAACGCTTGAGAAGAAAGCAGTAAGTGGTCATTCAAGCGGCGTTATTACAGTCAGCGAGGCTTTTAGTGTTGCACCTAATGCAAACAGCCTTTGGCTCTGGGAAGTTGCATCGTCTGACACGCAGCAATATCGAGTGATTGGCATCGCTGAAGATGATAACGGCATTAACTACAGCATCAGCGCCCTCAGGCATGATTCTGGCAAATATGCAGCGATTGAATCTGGTCAGTCACTACAGGGCGCTACGTTTGTTGACCTGCAAGATCCGCCGGATGCTCCCACCGGACTAATCGTCACAGAGGATCTCTACACATACCAAAGCGAGGTTAGAGCCAAAATAGATATCAGCTGGGAAAGCGTAGACAACGCTGCTCAGTATTTGGTGCGATATGCACAAGACGATGGCAACTTCATTGAAGACTTTGCTACTGGCACTAGCTACGAAATCCTCAACATCACCCCAGGCGAGTTTGAGATTGAAGTTTTTGCCCAAAATGGTGCCCTTATTCAGTCAAACGAAGCGGCTACTGAAACATTTACGGCACTTGGCAAGACTGCACCTCCTGCCGATGTCACTAACTTCACGGCAACCTTAGACCCTGATGGAGCGGTGACTCTGAGCTGGGACAAGGTGGCAGACCTTGATCTGCAAGGTTATGTGATCTACCAAAGCACGATTTACGGATCTGGAACGTTGGTCGGTGAGTTCCTTACGACCCAGGCAAAGCTAGGCAAAATCGCGATTGCTGGCTCTTACACCTGGACGATCAAAGCACTTGACACTTCAGGGAATGAATCAACAAACGCTGCAAGCGCCACCGTCATCGCTGGCACTCCTGGCAACTTCTTGAATGCTGTCAACACGGATAGCACCCTTACTGGCGGGGTTTATGTCGCCACTGATTACATTGCTGACGCTGACGAGTATGTCGTCCCAGACACGCATACGGGAATCATTGATGGGGTGATTTACATCCCTGTCGATGCTGCAGATAACTGGACAACGCACTTTACCGATCAAGGCGCTAATACCCTGCAGGAACTAATTGATGCTGGCTATGATCAATATCTGCTGCCTTCTTTGGACTCCGGGACTTACACAGAAGTGTTCGACCTTGGCTCAACCATTTCTGGGGTTATCGTTCCAACGATCACGACATCTGCTTACAGCGGTTCAGCAACGGAATCGCTGCTCATAAGCACGTCTGCCGATAACTTGACATACACTGATCACACAGGACAATCTTCAGTATTTGCTAGCAACTTTAGGTACGTCAAGGTGGCTTACACCTTCACAACTACAGGCAACAACGATGTAACCAAGATCACTGCATTGAACTTAAAAGTGAGCAGTGAGATAAAAACTGAGATCGGAGAGGCTACTTATGGCAGCGAATCCGGAGGTGTAGAGGTTGCTTTGGCTACTTCGTTTAACAACATCAAGAGTGTTGTCGTTACGCCTGAGGCCAGCACCGCTTCCGTAACTGCCGTTGTCAACAGTGTTGGAGCGAATAACGACAGGTTTAATGCCAGCGTTTATGATACGGCGAGCGGTAACCGCGACAACCAAAAGTTCACCTACATCGTTCAGGGCACCTAAGGCATGGCAAACGCCAACTGGAATAACCCAACGCTGGACTCCTCCTATAGCGACTTTGTAGATGAGGTCAAAAACCGGGACGAAGACGTAGCAACCCAGTTCAGCGGCACCACTGCTACAAACATCCCAACCAATGCGATCCAGTGGGATAGCACCGCAAAGCGCTGGAAGCTGTATGACGGCTCAAGTTTTGGCGAGCTAACCGATGTCTATAAGCTGACGGCCCTTGAGGTGACGGGCTCTACGGTGCCCACCAACGGCATTTACCTGCCAGCTACAAACACAGTCGGGCTTTCAAGTAATAGCAGTCTCAAGTTCCAGTTCAACAGTTCGGGTGCGTTTGGGATTGGTGGTGCGACTTATGGAACCAGCGGGCAGCTTCTGACTAGCCAGGGATCTAGCAGCGCACCAACTTGGACGGATGCACCAAGTGCCGGTAAGTTTGCGTCCTATGCAATCATCTGCGATCAAAAAACACAGAATGTTGATGGCGGAACGTTTAGCAGCGGGGATGATACCGGGCTCTTCGGACGCAAGCGTGATTTAAATACAGAACTGTCTGATGAGGATGGGATTGTTTCTATTAGCAGCAATGATTTTACTTTAGCCGCTGGAAATTACCTAATTAAATGGTCTTGCCCTGCTTATGATGTTAATAGGCATCAGTCGGCGTTGTATGACGGAACAACACTTTATTATGGAATGAATGCCTATAGCAACACCACCTACCCTAGTACGACTTTTTCAACAGGTTTCGCTAGGGTTTCACCTTCCAGCTCAACCGCTTTTTCAATCCGTCATAAAGCTCAGACCTCAAAAAGCACTGCTGGCTTTGGCGTAGATACTAATTTTGGCGGCGATGAAATTTACACCGTAGTTGAAATCTACAAGGAGAACTGATCATGGACATTTACATCTGTTTGGAACGGCTAGGACTTGCAGGCAATTCCTTCATCATTTCCAATTCAGTTCCGCCGCACACAATTACATCTTGGGATGGCCCTGATCCGGAGCCAACCCAAGAAGAGTTGCAAGCTGCGTGGGACGCATACCAGGCAGAAGGCGGTTACGCCAAAGAGGAAGCCCAAATGAATCGCAGGGTGGCCTACAAGGCCGAGTCAGACCCCTTGTTTTACAAATGGAAGCGCGGTGAAATTTTAAAAGCCGTCTGGACTGACAAAGTTGCTGAAATCAAAGCTCGGTATCCTTACTAATGGCTAACGCTGACTGGAGCAAACCCACTAGCTCTTCTCATTATCTGAGCTTTCAGGATGAGCTAAAGAGTCGCGACGTAGACGCTGCCACGCAGTATTACGACTACACGGGCAGCAATCAACCAACCGGCGCTATCCGTTTTCATCAACATTCCACTCAAAAACGGTGGAAACAATGGGATGGTTCTAGCTGGGCTGAACTTACCGACACCTATGCCCTAACTTCTGTTTCTGTTGAAAACAACCTAGCTGCCAACGGCTTACTCACACAAAACAGCAACCTCGCATTATTCACAAACAGTACACAACGATTGCAGCTGGATAGCAGCGGGGCCTTTGGTTTTGGCACGGCAGGTTTGGGAGGTTCAAACTTTGGGACTGCTGGACAATTTTTAGCTAGCGCAGGAAGCAGCGGCGTGCCTGTCTGGACATCAGTCAGCACAGGCGGCTTAATCGAAGGTTATGGGCTTTTTTGCGATGAAAAAACCGCGTTGACCGATGGAGGCACGTTCAGCAACGGTGCTTGGAGAAATAGAGATTTGAACACAACTATTGCTAAGGAAGGATTTGCTTTTGATCCATCTTCAAACCGGCTTCAATTAACCACTGTGAGCGGTGGCGTAACAACACCCGGTAAGTTCATTATTTGTTGGCGAGCGCCTGCTTTTGATGTTCGGAGGCACCAAACTAAGGCAATCCTCGCTGCAACGAGTTCTCCTTTTAACTTTGCTCACACAGTAGGTTATGGGCAAAATGCTTATTCACACACAACAGGTCCTAGCCAAACGTGGTCCTATGGATGTGCATATTTAGAGCTACCTTTAAGCGGGAACTCATCAGATGATCGAGTGGAATTAATAATTCAGCACCGCTGCGAGGTAAGTAAACTAACCACGGGTCTTGGTCTAGCCGCCGATTTTTCTGGTCATGTAGAGAGATATACACATGTCGAAGTTTACAAACTCAGGGATTAACCATGGACATCGCCATCGCTATCGATCGTCTTGGCCTTAATGCCAACACTTATCGACTGACACAATCTGTGCCACCGCATGAGCTTGTCTCTTGGGAAGGCCCTGACCCGCAGCCAACACAGGAAGAGCTGCAAGCTGCCTGGGATGCCTTTGAAGCCGAAGGAGGTGTTGCCAAGGCTGAGGCCAAGGCCAACCGTGCGCAGGCTTACGAAGCTGAAGCGGACGAGCTGTATATGCAGTACGAACGGGGTGAAGTGGAAAAAGCTGTTTGGACGGCTAAGGTTGCTGAGATCAAGCAGCGGTATCCGTACCCAGCATGAAACGCCCTGACCCTTTGATCACCGCCAGCTACGGCGCGACGGATATTGCCGTGCAAAAGGCAAGAACGCTGTGGCTTGAAGAGCTGTACTTCCTTGATGGCCGGGACCAGATCAGCCACCCTCAACATGGTCTGTTCGTAGGCTTGGCTCTTAAGTATCAGAACTTGGATTCAACTGACGGCATCTGATGGCGAAGTCCCTTAACGGTCAAACATTTGTTGTCGGCAAACCGAAACGGACCACACAGGGAAATGGTCAACACTCACGCCCAAAAAAAGGCCGCAAGAGATACCGTGGTCAGGGAAAACGCTAATTCAACAAATGATCAAGCGTCTTGTTTTTGGTGTAGCCGCTGGCGCACTTGCCTTGGCTCCCCTCTCTGCCCGCGCAGATGAGGGCTTCTATGTGAACCCGGAAATCAACATCGGCGTCGGCACTGAGACCGGCGTGGGTGGTGCTGTCACCGATCTGCACGTTGGTTACGAGTTCAAGAACGGTGCCTATGCACAGTTTGGCCCTAGCTTGATCACGCCGGACAATGGCGATTCTGAGATTGAACTCTCAGGCAAAGCTGGTATTAGCGGTGGTTCTCTTTACGGTGAGCTGTCCTTTGCCACTGGCGACAACGAAACCACCGGGAATGTGAAGGTTGGCGCTCGTTTTTGATCGCTGCTAGAACTTAACTGTCTCCTCACACGGACAGCAAGGAGCCCCCTTACTGGGAAGAGTATGGGGGCTTTTTGTTGCCTAACCAACCATGCAAAAAGTCATCAACACGTTGGCAGCCTGCACGTTTGTATTGGCTTTGGCGAACACTGCGGTAATCGTGTTGGCAGTCACCCGTGGCCCTTCAATGGCTAAGAAGTACGTCAGTGATCTAAAGCTAGAGCTGACAAAAACAATCCTTGACCAAGTGCCCGTCCCAGAGATGCCTGAGATGCCAAAGATGCCAACATCAACCGGCCCTGCGATTCCAAGCCTTAAGTGAGCGATCCAATCAATTCGCCAGCGCACTACACCAAAGGTCGCGTTGAAGCGATTGAGGTGATTGAGGATGTTGTTGCTGGTGCGCCTGATGCTGTCACCGGCTATTTGGTCGGGCAGGCAATGAAGTATCTGCTGCGGGCATGGCACAAGGGCAACGCGATGCAGGATCTGCAAAAGGCGGCTTGGTATCTGAACCGCGCGATCGACAGGTTCAATCCCTAAGTGATCATCTTTGTCCCAGTCACGGGATCTTCTGGGTCATGACATTCCGGCCCGAAGCCTTCACGCTGCAGCTGCGCCATGTCCAGTTTTGGCGCGGGTGCATCTTGTTTCTGCTCAAACGAGGCTAGCCATTCGCGTAGTTGGTCCCCAGTGGGAGTCCCCTTGGGCCACTTGACCCACTTCAAAATGGCCTTTGTATCTGTAAACGGCCTAGCTGATTTGCCTGACATCACGGTGTAAACAACAGGCGGTCCTTCGCGTCTGCGGTTACGTTCAATCCAAAGCTGACCCGCTACAAAACGATCGCCTGATTTCATGGATATCCCTGAGATTGTCGTCCCTGAGATTAACGCGGTTATAGATCTGCCTCAGGTTGCAATCCCGCAAGCGCCGCCGGTCACATTGGAGATCGGCGTGCCCGTCATAAACCTGCCGCACTTCAACCCGATGGACATGGAGCCTGAGGTTGAGCCGCCGCCTGTCAAACCTGCAAAGCCAAGACCTGCTGACCCACCAGCCGCAAAACCACCGCCGGTCAAGCTGCAAAAAAAAGAACAACCGGCACCGCCGGCTCCGCCAACAGTCCCAGAACCAAAGGTTGAGGTGAAGACTTTGCCTCAGCGTGTCATTGAGGCGATTCCCACAATCCCGCAAGCAGTAAACACAGCCGGGACATCAGCTATTGCCGTCTCAGCAGCACTCGCCACTCCACTGCTGCTTAAGGCGATCCGGCCGACGATTAAGAAGTTGGTAAAGAAACTTCAGCAGGCAATCGGTAAAAAAGTCAAAGTTGAGAGTGTCAGGGAGCGTCGGAAGTTCCAGAGGTCTTTACGGAAATAGAATGGGTGTGGGGGATTGGGTGGTGTGCCCGCACATCGCGGCACACCTTTTCATAGGGGCTGCCCTTAGCGAAGCGAATGCCCTTCATCATTAGCTCCCCACAGTGCTTAAGCCTGCTGATCTCAAAGTCCAACCTTTTGTTGGCCAGCAGCTGTTGTTGTAGTGCCAACTGAGTGTCAACTGCCTCTTTGCAGCGGCGCTGCAAGCCTTGATCAAGCGGGATGGTGGCTTGGATTGACAGGCCAACATTCCAGTTGTGATTGTCCTTTTGCCCTGTGCGCGTGTCTTTGTAGAAGAGCACATCACCTGGGTTGTCTAGAACGCCGTCATCGTCCAGGTCGCTGAGATCGTAAACAGGATCTGGATAGGAATACTCATAAGGCAGCCCCCATGATTTGGTGCGGTTGAGATATGGCGTGACGGTCAGCGTTGGACCTTGGCACTGAATGTTGCCGCCATAGGTGTTGGTGATTGCTGAGCCTTGTAAAACCTGCACCGCGTGATTGGACACTGACCCTGAGCTACTGGCCGAGGGCGCTGCTGTGGCTGATATGCCGCCAATATCTTGAGCGTTGACTGGAGCGCAAAAAATTATGCCTATGCCTATTACTATTCGCTGAAGGAGGAAACGGTGTCCGTCACGCTTGTCACCTCGGTGACCTTCTGGATAGTCGTTGTGTTTGAGAGCCCAGGGCCTTGATACGTCTCGGTGTATTGAAACGCGCCACCAGGTGTTGTGATCGTCCAGTTTGGCTTGGTTGAAAGGTCTAAGCCGGTCCATGAATTGACAGCGGTTGTGTCTGGGCTGATAGAAGCACCGTCGATTTGAACGTTGGTTCCAGTGACGACGTATTCATAGCCAGTCGAATAGTTTTCGCTAACGATGGTTTCAGTCACCTTGCTGGTTGTTTCCGTGTGACTGGTCATGGTCCCAGTCTTAAAGGCTGGCACCACAGGAATCGCATGAGCGGCTGGTGCAGATAACAACAGCAGCAATAAACAGCGCATCATTCCACGGTGATAGTGGTGACGACTTGACCGATAGCTGTGGTGCCAGCGCCACCAGCCGTGATGCTCATGGTGCCATCAGAGCTGATGCTGCCTGCAAGATCACCAGCCACGCCGCCACTTTGAATTACATTGCTGCCCAGCATTGGCAAGCTATCCACCGTGCCGGATGTAGTTGTTACGGAGACGGAAGATGGCGAGTCGTCGCCTTCGATGAAGGATTCGCTGTAGCTGAAGGCATCTCCAGCTGTTGTGATGCTGTAGGCACCTGGCGTATAACCCACAGCAGAACCAGAAGTGAGAGTGCCGAGGACAGGAGCATTATCCAGACTGACGTTGCTGCCGCTAACGGTAAGAGCAGAAGGAACCTTTGAAGCTTGGGATGCTGCTCCATCGACAGTCAGCTGGATAGAGGACTGAATCTTGTGGGTGATGTCTGCCTTAGCAGGCAAAGCAGCTGCCAAAGTGATCCCCAATACCAAAAGTGTCCGGTTCATTTGATGCCGACTTTGGTGTCTTTGTTATCCACAATAACGCCGTTGTCCTCTTTCTTTTTCTTGCCAAGCTTGCCCAAGGCTGGTGAATAAGAAGCTGCAGTCCCTGTCAACAGGCTGGCCGGGAAAGTCGGATCGACGGCTTGGGAGAAGATGCCCAGATAGTTGGCGGTGAGGATGCCCATTGACCACAGCAGGATGGTCACACGCACAACATCACCCAGCCACGAGTGCTGCTGATCGTCATGTTCTTCTGCCTTTGGCTGTGGTGTTTCTGCCATTGGAGAACAGAGCTACGCTTTAAGGGTAACTAGGCCAGGCAAATGATCTTTATCGTCAAGCCGATCCTGATGACCTTTCTGAAGTCAGATTCAGTGAAGCGTCTAGTTATGGATCTTCTGCGCGCATACGCCAAGACCACTGACACAACCATCGACGACCAAATCTGCGATTACGTCGAGAAAAATCTGATTGGCCCCAGGATTGAAAACTGAGATGTGTCCGGCATCATCCAAGTGACCCTGCTGGTCATCGCCATGGCGCTCGCGTTGCTGCCGTTTTTTGAGTGGTACAAGCCAGACGTGCCGCATCGCATGGCTGCCATTAAGCAGTTGGAGGAGGCGATGCCCGAGGAATTACTGTCTGAGGACGCTGAGTGGTTTCAGGCGTGGAAAGCCAGCGGCATCGATCAGGAGGTTTATTTGCCTCGATACTTCCGACAACTTGATCTGCCTGGCGGTGAACGTAAGTGCTTCACCTCGTCCGCCGCGATGGTTGCATATTTTTTCCGCCGTGTAGCCAACCAAGAGGCTTATGAAGCCGTGAGGGAACAATATGGCGACACCACTTCTGTGTTCGCTCACGTCAAAGCACTGACCAGTCTTGGCCTGCAGGCTCGTTTTGTTGACAACGCTGATGCAGAAGACGTGATGGAAGCAATCGACGCAGGCATCCCAGTGATGGTTGGCTGGTATCACCGAGGCAACATGCTGCGCGGTGAACCGCCGATGTGCGGGAGCGAGGACTGCGGCCACTGGTCAATCCTGCATGGCTATAGCGGGCGTTATTCCAATGATCCGAGTTGGCTTATGTCAGACCCGCTTGGGCTGCCGGATATAGAAAGGGGCACGCACAACCCTGCACTGTCTGGCTATCGCGTCAGCGTGCGGCAGGCTGCATTTCATCAACGTTGGCAAGTCAATGGCCCCAGGAGCGGCTGGGCCATATTTGTCGAGGCACAATAGGTTGCACTTAAAAGCAGCGAATGTCGGTTCTGTGTGACTGGGAGATCAAGGCAAGGTGTCAAAAAAGCCAGATGGTTGTCCCGTTTGACGCAGAGTTGCTAAACCCAGCCAGCCTTGATTTGCGTTTAGGTCTTTACCTGATGGTTGAAAACATCTGTGACCCTGAGCTGATCCGCGTTGACATTTCAGGCAGAACAGAGGATGACCCGTTCATGCTGCAGCCCGGTGAATTTTGCTTGGCTGAGACACTTGAGCTGTTTAACATCCCCGACGACATCAGCTGTCAATTTGTACTCAAGTCAAGCCGCGCACGATCTGGTCTTAATCACCTGCTTGCTGGCTGGTGCGATCCAGGCTGGCACGGAAGCAA